CAGGTTCGCGCCGCCTGCATCCCAAGCGCAAGGAGGCTGATGAAAGATGGCTGACGGTCGCTACATTTTCCGCAAATGCGTTCCCGACGGCTCTATCGACATCGCGAACGTTTCGCCCGGCGAGATCATTCAGCGTTCGTGGTCGTTCCGGGTGAACGAACCGCCCGAGCTGCAAAGCCTGCTCGACAGCGGGGCGTTTGATCCGCGCAACATTCTGCGCGGTTACGACGGCCAGCTTTTCGATGGGGATGGCAATTTCCTGGCGGAAGTCAACACCTGGCAAGCGCAGCTGAACTTCACGAACACCGACTATCAGGCAGCCGGGCAGAAAATTTCCTGGGCCATTCCGCAGTCGTACACGGTTACGCTGACGTTCACGGAAACCATTATCCGGGACGCCGCCATTCTGGCCAAGGTGATCGCGGGAATCACTGCTGGGTCGCAGGATGCGGTGCTCAACTTCCAAGGCGTACTGCGCGGACATAACGCCGCATAAGGAGGACATTCACGATTATGGAGATGGACAAGGAAACAAGGAAAGAAATCCTGGAGAGCGAAGACGAACTGCTGAAAGGTCTGCTGGACGCCGCTCAGGACCGAGAATCGGAGGTCGTGACGATCGAAATCGCCCGGAAAGGGAGAGTGTACTTCCGCTTCCGGATTCGCGCCCTCACCGAAAAGGAAGTCGAACGCTGCCGGGAACTGGCAACGAAATACACGAAGAACCGGCAAGGCATCAAAATTCCCGAAGAGGCGAGCAACGCGAAATACCGGTCCCTTCTCATCCACACCGCCACGGTCGAAGAAGACCGAAAGAAGCTGTGGGACAACAAGGCTCTTTGGGACAAGCTGAGTGTTCTCAGCGGCGTGGATGTGATCGACCAGGTCCTTCTCCCCGGCGAGAAGGAAAAAATCATCGAAAAGCTCGACGAGATTTCCGGTTTCGTCGACGATTCCAAATACGACGAGATTGAAGAGTTGGCAAAAAACTGATCCAAGCCGGCGGCAGGACAACGCTTCTGATGCGGGCGTGCGACAGGTTCAAAAAGTTCCCGCATGAGATCATGGACCTGCCGCCCGGCGAGCGCGCGCTGGTTTTGATGTACACATTGCTCACAATCGATCGACAAGCGAAAGGGGGCGAGTGACAAGATGTCCGAAGTATACAGAATCGAAATTCCGGTCGAAGTGTTTGACCGGACGAGCCCGGGACTGGAGAATGCAACAAAAAAGGTATCCAAGCTGGAAACGTCGATTGAGCGGACTCAAAGGCGAATGGACCAGATGAACCGCACGAAACTGCAAATCATCGCTTCCGGCCTGGTTTCCGCTCAGAATTCGCTGAACCGGATGAGGAGTTCACTAGTTTCGATCACCGGCAGGACCTGGAGGATCGGCGTCTCCGTCGCCACTGCCCCCTTGCGTGTCTTGTCGTCAATCAAAAACACATTATTCAGCCTTCCGACCTTGCTTGCCGGTATCGCAGGCGGTTTTGCCGTCCAGAAAGGCATAGTCTGGCCGCTAGAGTTCGCAGGAAATCTTGAACAGGCGAAGATCGGTTTCCGAACCTTCTTGGGGGACGCACAGAAGGCCGAAAAGTTTATGTCCGACATTGAAAAATTTGCGGCGAAAACGCCGTTTGAGCAAGCAGATGTCATCGAACAGGCGATGCAGCTGCTTCCGATCTTCCACGGCGATACGAATATGATTTTCCGCACGCTGACAGCCTTTGGCGACGCCGCGTCGCTTACCGGCGCCGGAATGGATCGGATGAAGCTGGCCCTTCTCGGTTTTCGCCAAATCGCTACGAAGGGCCGCCTGTCGATGGAGGAACTCCTGCAGGTCACTGAAAACCTCATGGTGCCGATGGAGCCGATTCGGGAGGAACTGGGCCTGACGGGCGCCGAGCTCGCGAATATCGGGAACCAAGGAATTCCGGCGAAGCGGGCAATGGAAGCCATTCTGCGCGCTTTGGAAAGGCCGGTTGAAAAAGGCGGTTTCCTCGGCGGCATGAGCCAGATGATGCAGGAGCTGTCTGGGCAAACGTCGACGTTCAGGGACAACATCATGATTAACTTCATCAAACCCTGGGGCCAAGGCATCCTGAGCGTCGTCCTGCCCCAGCTGCGCGGGATCAACGATTGGTTCGACGGAAACGAACGAACCCTGAAAGACTGGTCGAATCGAATCGAGGACGCGGGAAGAAGACTTGGCAACTGGTTCGTGTCGAAGATCAACCAAGTCAGGGACACGCTGAGCGAACTCACAAACAGCCAGGAATGGAAGGATGCCACGACCCTCGGTGACAAGATCAGAGTAGGCTGGGATTTTCTGAAAGACCAGTTCGAGGAATGGTGGAATAGAAACAAGGGGTCGATCAGTAGCATATTTTTCAACGCGGGCGAATTCCTCGGAGGCACGATCAAGGGTGGGGTGATGGCCGCCCTGGGAATCATCGACCCAAGCGGGAGCATCGACCAGAATTCCTTCACGAGCGCCGGTGTGGATGCCGGAAAATCTTTCATGGATGGGTTTTTGCAGGGGCTTGATTTCAACCAAATTGCAAAACGGTTGGGTGAAGCGTTCGTCCATATTCAACCAGGACCAGGGAAAAGTACGGGTGAAAATGTATTTGGCGGACTTGTAGATTTGCTGGCGGCGAGCGTTGTAGGCGGGATTTTATCTCGCGTATTAAAAGGTGGAAAATTTTTATTACCTTTAGGTGGAGCGATAGTGGGATCATCGCTTGGAGGAAATATTGGTCAAACAATTGCAGGAGATCAAGGAGAATTTTGGGGATCTGTATTGGGGCTTCTTTCAGGCGGGGTCCTGTTCTCCAGACCTGTACTTAGAAGAATAACCTCGCCTGTCACGAGAAGAATTTCCTCCAGATTTCCGAGGGTTTTCGGCGGGAGAAAAACAATTTCCGAAACAACAGCCCCAGCAGCTTCTGAAGTCACGGTAACCAGAGTTCCGATGCAGCCAACGGCTCCGGAACCACCAAAGCCTGTTCTCTTAGGTCCAGATGGCAGACCAATATCCAGCTCGATGTTTGAAACAAAAACTGAGACACTGGAGGATTCAGCCAAATCGGTCAAGTCGACGAAAGGCGGGTCGACTTTTCTTGGAAATGTTCGTAATATATTTTCGAAAGGTCTAAAAGTCGGTTCGAAAGGGTTGAAATTCGTAAAGGGACCCGGACTCTTGTCTGTAGCGATAGGCGGTCTCAGTCTGGCAACGGCCAGAACGGCGGAAGAAAAAGGTGGATCGATCGGCTCGATTGCCGGTGGAGCTTTGGGCGGAGCTTTGGGATCGTTCCTCGGTCCTGCTGGAACTTTTGCCGGAGCAACGCTCGGAAGCATAGCCGGAGAATGGCTCGGTAAAAAGGCAACTCAATTAATTTTTGGAAAGAAAAATGAAGATAACGTCAAAAATATTCCAGTTGCAAAGGAAGGTGAGAAACCTCAAATCAATGTGAACGTAACGGCGAATCCGACTTTCCACATCGACACAGCCGTGAGCGCGGATGATGTTGTGAACATCGTGAGAATTCGCTCCAAGGAAATTGGAAACATCATCTCCGACGAAGTGGCCCAAAGGCTGGAGGAAGTCAGCTTAAACATGCCGTAGGAGCGTGAATGCCTATGGACGGACGAAAGCTTTACCGTGAATTCAAGGAGGAGGAAGAAGCCGAGCAAGGAGTAAACGCATTGGTCCTGGACGGAATTGTACTCGCTATCCTCGGGTATATTTATCTGTCCTGGTACGGTCTTATCCTTGCGGCCGCAATTTGTTTTTTGGTTTTCAAATTTCCAAAACTTTTGTTGATGTCCATTTTCCCGATGTCTTTCCTGTGGGGATTTGGAATGTGGAAACTTTTGACATGGTTCAACACTAATGTTCTTCATTGGGAAGGAAAATGGACGGAAAATGCACCAATTTATTTGTCAATTATATTCGGGATAATTCAAATGAATTATCGACTGCATGGTTATGATAAAGTTAAGGAAATTATATCGAAAATGAGGGGGGAGCCAGATGGACTTCTACCTGACCGACACCAGGAATCAGCGAATTCAGCTCCCGCTTCCACCAGAAAGGATTACAGCGAATACCGGCGCAAGGGTTATATCATTCGAGACTATCGCGCTGGGCGAGATCGCGATCCCGAAGGGTAAAAGAGTTGCGAGAATTTCGTGGGACGGAATTTTCCCGGGTGAGCCCAGACGAGCGCTCGGGATTTTTTCTGACTGGACGAAGCCGGCCGCCCTGGTGGATATCCTGCAGAGGTGGCGCGATTCGGGCGAGAAAATTCGCCTGCTTGTGACCGAAACGCCGCTCAATTTGGACGTCTACATTGACTCGTTCGAACATTCGTATGCCGGCGGACACGGCGATATTTCCTATCATCTCGAGCTCGTCCAAGCCAGGAGTCTTGTGGTCGAT